GTATTCTTGATTCCTTGGAATATGTGCTGATATGATAGAGCCAGTGAGGCAGTTAGAGCATATCTTCGTGGGGGTTTCTTCGTTGGAATGAATCCCGCACCCCCAAGATATGTCGGCCAATAGAGGGGTACACCGAGTTTTGCAAAAGTTTGAAATGCATGTGGGTGTACGACTTTGAATAGTCCTAATAGCCTGTTCTGCCTCCAGCGCTTACGACAGAGATGATGTATCTGTTCGTAAGCTTCACCTATGGTGAGCTCTACTGGGAGATCGCCGCGGAGTGATCGGCCCGTGATGGATAGGGCCTTCGCCAGCATGATTATTGATGCTTTCGGTCTTTCTATTATTCGGAGACCGGAATAGTCCATTGACATGTGGCGAGCAGGTGGTAAGATATCGAATAAGATTTCTGTGAATAATCCCCTGCGCCAGCTGCGATAAGATTTTTTCTTATTAATTACTAGTCCAAGCAGTTGGCAATTGCGCTCGTAGCGAAGGATGTCGTGTTTTCGCCATCGAGCAGCAAGATCATCTCCGCAAATGATGAATTTGCGCCTCGCAGTTTTACCAGAACGGTAAGAAGCTGCAAAGCTATTGAGGAAACTGAGAGCTGGCCAGGTTAGTCCTAGGCCCATTAAGCCGCCTCTTTTGGTCTCAACTTCTTGTTTGTGAAAGGATGTTGATAGTTTTATGGGACCAAGGAGGGACCGTGCAAGTTCGCTCTCAGCTTTAGACCAATTTAATGCCCTTGCCCACCCCCGGATTATTGCGTAATTGGCGGTATGGGGGCTAAAGTCGGAAGCTGCCACGAGATCGGCTGAGTAGGTTTGTTCTCGCCGATTGTATTTTAATGTAAGTCTTTTTAAGATTTTTTCTGGCGTTTCCTCTTTAAGTGCATCGCGGCACTCGGGCAGCATTTTGAGTACGCGGAGTAGTTGCGTGTTCATTGCCTGAGATAGCATTGTGGCGCCTGCAGAATGGACGGTTGCGATTCGGAGTTTCGCGCCTCGTTCGGATAGGAACAATGCTTTGCCGTGTATTGGGAGTGGGTTATGCTCCCCTAGCACTATTGGCATTTTCTTGGCTCTAGGGTCGACCTTGTCCCACTCGCCTTGCCTTGCGTTTGCAAGTGTTCGAGTACCAAGGTTGACTTCCTCATTAAATAGTTTAATTGCTGCAGCTTGTAACCGTTCTGCGTGTGCAGTGGATGGTGCGACGACACCAACACTTACCCGGGTGAATGCATATTCACCTACCTCAGCATGGCTTGCCGCTGCGATATTTTTTATTGTGGCAAGTGCCCCGCCCTGTTCTCGTTTGCGTTCGAGACAGGCTGATAGATTTGCGGTAGGGGCCCATTTGGCGGTATCGAAATTGGGGTCAAATTTCTTTATTGCCTTAACGGCCCGGAGGGTTTTACGGTAAGTGAAGCGTTCCAGTGCCTCAAGCATTTTTTGATTAATCGGCGCTGGCGCTGTCGTCATTTTCTGGAGGTAGGCTGTACTATCTGCCTCGGTCGGTTTGCGAATACCGGCCGGAATGGCTCGTCCTGCAGTACCCAGAATAGCCCATCCATCTGATGAGAACAGTTGCGTTACAAGCTGGCCTCGGAGAAATGATCCAATATGTGTCTGTTTTCGGTCCACCTGCTGAAAGGTGATTAGCATACATTCGTTACTCCAGGAGTTTACTTGCTCAGCGAGAGCTTGTAGACCCCTGGTGATTCTTATGTTCAGCAGGTGATAGATCATCTTTAGGATTCCGACAGTTGCAAGCCTGTTACCAGATTCTAGTCTGGAGGCTTTGATAGGCGTCTCCACATAGCGAGTTATGTGTCTTTTGATATGTAGCTTGTGGGCTATGTGGGGTCTTGATTTTTTATCGAGGGGAGGTAACTCCTGGCTCGAATTCTTAAGTCCTAACTGTCGTTGGATGTGCAATGGTTCTGTGGCATCTCGTGGGTACTCTGCTTGCAGAGGTGGCCTATTTGCCTCGAGATCCGATGGATAATCTGGATCTAACTGAATCCATTGCTTCATACATTTCTCCCGGTCCGCATACCACCGCCTGATCCCAGCTTGAAATATGCTGGAAAATACTGGGTAGTCTGAGGGATTTGACATTGATGCTAAGAATACTTCTTGGTCCTCAGCGCGGACGTCATACGTGACGGTCGACCATGTTGTCGTTACGAGACCTGTTGTTTCTATGTTTTTATTATCAATTTGACATCGAATATTCACAACAGGGAAATCATTGCGGGTTCGCATCGCGGTGATTTCATGACGACGTGGTACCCTGTATCCGAGGTTAATTGTTTTGATCTCGGTTGATCGGACGGGTCGGTAGTAGGTCGGCTCAAACGGCGGAACAGTTGCCGTGAGTCTGGTGTCTTTGATAGCTAGATTAAGAGCTGTCAGCCATGACTTAAGGAGTCGATCTGTAGACTGAAATTCCCTTCTCTTCATGTGCCTTAGCTTGGTTAATAACCCAGCTACATTCTTTGGTGGACTCCACAAACCAAGCCGGGTAGGGTTGGAATGTGGGTGGCTGCTTTCTGTATGGCCTTGTGTTGGTTGTACGGTTAGCGCAGTCCTTAGGAGTGTAATGCACTCAGCAAGAGTCTTCGGAATACGGGGCGAACTGTATTCCGCGGGCTTAGATTCAAATTCGGTGTCGCGACGATTTTGTTCCTTAATCTCGTTTTTGAGATTACTGCGCGACATAGCCCGGAAACTCGACTTTCTCGAGTCTCTTGCATGTAATGGCTGTCGGAGGTCGTATGATCTCTTT